GCGACACCACCGTTGCTACGCACCTGCCAGAGCCTGATCTCGACAAACCGTGGCCGGCCACTGACCGGCTGCAGATCTTCGTGAAAGACGATTTGATCTATGACAGTCAAAACGGCTGAGGCGGAGCTGTCTGCACTGCTGGCCACGCTGGATCCTAAAGCCCGGCGTCAGCTGGCAGTGCGCATGGCCCGTCAGCTGCGCCAGAGCCAGCAAAAACGCATCGCCGACCAGCTCAACCCGGACGGTACCGCCTTTGCTCCCCGTAAACCTACGCTGCGGCAAAAGCAGGGAGCCATCCGCCGGCAGATGTTCAGCCGCCTGCGCACCGCAAAGTACCTGAAAACCGAAGCCTCGCCGGATGCGGCTGTCGTCGGCTTTATCAGCAAGGTTGGCCGCATCGCCGCAGTACACCAGTACGGCCTGCGCGATCGAGTTCGCCCAAGCGGCGCAGAGGTGCAATACCCCGCCCGCCAATTGCTGGGCTTCGCCACTGCCGACTACAACGCCATTTCAGACCTGGTGATGTCGCACCTGCAGGACTGATGCCAATCTTTTGTCGTGCCAGACCACGGCACGACATCCACCAGACGACCAGCCCCCGCGCACGCGGCACACTTGCCGCATGGACGATTTCGCAGACATCAACCGCCGCCTCGAAAGCCTGATCCGCCTGGGTACCATCGCTAAGGTCGATCATGCGAAGGCCCGCGTACGCGTGCAATCCGGCAAGCTGACCACCAAGTGGCTGCCGTGGCTGACCGTGCGCGCCGGTACCACCACAGAGTGGGATCCGCCGACCGAAGGCGAGCAGTGCTTGCTGATCAGCACCAGCGGTGAAACCACAACTGGTTTTGTCCTGCTTGGTCTGTTTTCCGATGCTAACCCTGCACCTTCCAGCAGCCCGGACGAGCATGTCCGCCTGTACCCGGACGGTGCCCGTATCAGCTACAACCACGCTACTGGTGCGCTGACGGCCACCGGTATCAAGACTGCCCTGGTTCAGGCTGACGAACACGTTACCGTGGACTGCCGCGAATCGACTTTCACCGGCAACGTACTGATCAAAGGCAAGCTGACAGTGATCGGCGATGCGCTCTTCAAAGCCAAAGCCACCGTCACGAAGCTGTTCAGCTACCTCTCCGGCATGTCTGGCAAGAATGGCGACGCCGGCGGCGAAACCTCCATCGAAGGTACTATCCGCCACACCAATGGCGAGCTGTCCAGCAATGGTGTCGTGCTAGACCGCCACGACCACGGTGAAGTCGAGCGCGGCAACGACCGCACGGGTGGCCCGCGATGACCGCTACCTATATCGGCATGAACGCCTCGACCGGCCTGCAGATCTGCGACGTGGATCACATAAGCCAGAGCATCGAAAAGATCCTGACCACCCCGATAGGGTCGCGGGTGATGCGCCGTGAGTTCGGCAGCTATCTGCCTGACCTGGTCGACAAGCCCCTGAACGACCGCCTGCGCATGCAGGTGTTGGCCGCATCCGTGATGGCAATCAACGCCTGGGAGCCGCGCGTCGACCTGCACAACATCCTGCTAGCGCTGGGCACAGAACCCGGCTCGCTCTACGTCGACATCACGGCCTCGCGCCGTGATGGCCCTGGTACCGGGCAAATACTCGCACTCCGCATTCCGGTGAAAGGCTGACCATGGCTATCGACCTCACCCAGCTGCCACCACCCAAAGTCGTCGAAGAGCTGGACTTCGAAACCCTGCTTGCCCAGCGCAAGGCGCGCTTGATCGCAGCATCTCCACCGGAGATTCGCAGCGGCATAGCGGCAGCGTTAGCCTCCGAAACCGAGCCGCTGACCATTGAACTGCAAGAAAATACCTACGAAGCGATGATCCTGCGCCAGCGCATGAACGAGGCAGCGAAAGCCAGCCTGCTCGCCTACGCCACCAGCACAGACCTCGACAACCGCGCCGCCGACTACGGCGTCAGCCGCCTGCTGATCACACCGGCCGCCCCGGACGCCAACCCGCCCACCGAGGCCGTGTGGGAAGATGACGACCGCCTGCGCTACCGCTGCCAGATGGCCCTCGAAGGTCTATCTGTCGCCGGTTCCCGTGGTGCGTATCTTTTCCATACGCTGAGTGCCTCGGCGATGCTGGCTGATGCCTCGGTAGACTCGCCTACCTTCGTCGCAGCCGAGGTATCCGCTGACGTACGCGCCCAGCTGCCGGCCGGTGCCATCGTGCTGGTCTGCAGCTACGATGCCGGGCTGGCCACCCCGCTGCCGGGTGATGTGTCCATCGCTGTGCTGCCGACCACCACCAGCACACTGCCGGCCGCCACCCTGGTGCAGACCGCGCAGGCTGCCCTGTCCGACAACGATGTGCGCCCGCTCACCGACCGCCCACGCGTACAAGCCGGAACTGCAACGCCATACCGGGTAGTAGCCACGATCGAGCCCGAGAACGGGCCAGACGCCGGCATCGTCCTCGCCGCCGCCCGCACCCGGCTTGATGCCACCATCGCCGCCGCCCGCAAGCTGGGTGGCCAGCTACCACGGTCGGCAATCTACGCCGCGCTACACGCGCCTGGCGCACGCCGCGTCACGCTGGCAGAACCTGCTGGTGACATTGTCTGCGACCTGCGCCACTACCCGGACTGCACCGCGATCCAGCTCAGCCGAGGTGGCGACTGATGAGCCGCCACCTGCTGCCACCCAACCGCACCCCACTGGAAGCGGCGCTGGCCGATGCTACGGCATTCGACCTTGACCCGACACCGCTGCGTTACCTTGCCGACTCCACCCGCTGCCCGGCCGCGCTGCTGCCTTGGCTGGCGTGGGCAATGTCGGTCGAAGGCTGGGACGAAGCCATCGCCGAGCAGCCGCGTCGCGAGCTACTGCGCCGCTCTATCGAGATACACAAACACAAAGGCACTGCCGGTGCCGTGCGTCGTGCGCTCGGCGCGCTGGGTGTGTCGGTCGAGTTCAAAGAATGGCATGACATACCCGGCGCAGCCCCCTACACCTTCGGCCTGACCGCCTGGGTAAACGAAAACCACGCCGGCCACGAAGACGCCGTGCTGACACCGCAGCTGTACCAGCGGCTGAAACGACTGGTGGACGACACTCGGAACGAGCGCAGCCACTACGACTTCAAGATCGGAGCGCGCTTTGACCAGCCCATGCAGCTGGCCAATGCCAGCCAGGCTGCCGCCGTGGGCCGCTGGGCTGCCGAAGCCAAACCGGTACAACCCACCCCAGCCCGTCAAGGGTTGGCCGTGGCCAGTGCCAGCCAGGCTGCAGCCGTGGGCCGCTGGACAGCCGAAGCCAAGCCGGTACAGCCCACCCCTAGCCGGCAAGGCTTGGCCATGGCCAGCGCCTGCCAGGCCACCGCCGTTTTACGCATCACCATGGAGGCATGATGACAACCCCGCTTATCCCCGCCGTACTCGATACCGGCCTGCAAGCACTGTGGCTGAAAACGAAAGACGGCTTGCAAGGCCGCATCACCCACATTGCGCTCGGCGATGCCGGCTACACCCCGACGCAGACCATGACGGGCCTGCGCTCAGAGCGCGCCCGCTATCCGGTAGCCGACGGTCAGGACTTGGGCAAGCAGCTGCATATCACCGCACTGGCTGATGGCCCCGGTGAATTCTGGGTACGCGAAGTGGCGTTCATTCTTGAAAGCGGTGCCACGCTGGCACTGTGGAGCGACCCGGACAAGCCGCTAGCGTACAAAGCCGCTGGCGTGCAGCTGCTGCTGGCCTATGACCTGGTGCTGTCTGCCCTGCCACCCGGCAGCGTCACGGTGCAAAGCACGGGAGCTGGGCTGTCGCTTGCCATGGCCGAGGAGTTGGCCGCACTGGCTACGGCACAGATCAGCGAGATGCTGCGTGGCCAGGGGCGCGACGATAAAGCCCGCGCCACCGATCAGAAATTAGCCGTGATTGGCCAGCACTTGGTAGATCACGACAAGGCTCACGCAGAAACAGACGTTGCACTGCGTCAGCTTCGCACGCTTGAGCAGGAGCATCACACCGCGCAGACCGCGCTGGCAACAGCCCAGGCAGCCGCCCTAATCAACTTGCAGCGTATCGTGCTGCAGCCAGTTCTCAAACCGTAAGGAGATAAACCATGAGTCTCGAACAGCAGGTCGTCGCGCTCGTAAAGGCGGCAAGTGATTTGACAAGCGAGGTGGCCGGGAAGATGGCGGCCGTCGATGCGAAGGTGGAAGCGAAGAAGGCTGAACTGGATGCCTGGAAACAAGGCGCGACCGACCAGTTTGCCAATGCGTTCTCGAAAGAAATCTACGTTGGCGGTGCTAATAACAAGTGGTATCCGGTGCTCATCGATCTGCCACGGCGGTTCTTTGGCCAGATCAATATCGCGCGTTTCATTCATACGGATAGCGAAAAGTACGGGATGTCGAACGGCGCTTTGCTGTTTGCCATGCAAGGGGTGAGTGGCGAGTGGGGTGGCTTGCCTCCCCGGGTGCTGCCATTTTCTTACGCCTATTCCAACTTCACTACGCCGCCTGTGGCTGACTTTGCCCTGACTGCCTTCGGCCAGCGTTGTGTTGTCTGGCTGCTTGGTGATCGTCACTACACCGTCACCACGTCATTCCCTGCGCTCATCGATGTGCATTCTCAGGATCTGGCAAACCTGGTTTATGACAGTGCAGACCCTGCCAACGATATTCGACTCGATGCGATGACATCCGTCGCATCAGCAATGATCCCGAATAACTACGCCCGTGGAGGTTGAAATGGAAGTTACCCCTCAAGTTGCTGCCGCATACCGTGACGCCAAGCTTAACGAACTGCGCGAGCGCCGTAATCTGCTCCTACGCGACTGCGACTGGACGCAAATGCCCGATGCGCCGCTGACGGATGAGCAGAAAAACGCTTGGGCCAGCTACCGTCAGGCGCTGCGCAATCTGCCTGAAGCCGCCGCCGACCTCGACAACGTCGTCTGGCCGGTGAAGCCGGCGTAAACCAAACAGCAAAAAAAAGCCGGCCAAGTGTGCTACCACCTGGCCGGCCTCTCTTAACCCACTGACCTAACCAGTGAGCCAAAAGCCTGAAGGGCTCACAACATGCAAGACATCCGCTGCGGCCATTGCAACCGCAAGCTGGCCGAGGGCCAGATCATCAGCATCAAGATCAAGTGCCCACGCTGCCACACGCTGAATTCACTGAGCGCCACGCGCGCCGAACCAGAACGCCCCCGAGCGTCGCCACCAAGAGCAGACCATGAACAGCAGCCCCATCATTCCGTGGCTGGGCGGCAAGCGCCGCCTGGCTGACAAGCTGATACCTCTTTTTCCTCCCCATGAGTGTTACGTCGAGGTCTTCGCCGGCGGTGCCGCGCTGTACTTCCTGCGGCCGATGCCGGCGCAGACCGAGGTACTGAACGACATCAACGGCGAGCTGGTGAACCTGTACCGCGTCGTGGCCAACCACCTGGAAGAGTTCGTGCGCCAGTTCAAGTGGGCCATCAGCAGCCGCCAAATCTTCAAGTGGCAGCAGATGGCCAAGCCCGAGACCCTCACCGACATCCAGCGCGCTGCCCGCTTCTACTACCTGCAGCAGCATGCCTTCGGTGGCAAGGTGGACGGCCAGACCTTCGGTACTGCCACCACCGGCCCGGCTATCAACCTGTGCCGCATTGAGGAGAACCTCAGCGCGGCGCATCTTCGCCTGTCCGGCACCTACGTCGAAAACCTGCCATGGCAGGAAGTCATGCGCCGGTACGACCGGCCGCACAGCTTTTTCTACTGCGACCCACCGTACTGGCAGACCGAGGGCTACGGCGTAGACTTCGGCTTCGAGCAGTACCAGGAGCTGGCCGCTTTCATGCGCAGCTGCAAGGGCAAGGTGATGGTGTCCATCAACGACCACCCGGATATCCGGGCGTGCTTTGACGGTTTCTACATGGAAGGCCTGGACATCAAGTACGCGGTAGCCAATACCCACGGCGCACCGGCGACAAGCAAAGAGCTGGTAATCATGAATTGGCAGCCTTCTGCTGGTGACCTATTCGGATAGCCGGTACCGGCAATTCCTGCTGCTCGTAGCGAAGCGCTGCAGCCAGGCTTGCGCAAAAAAACACGATGCTCGGGTCTTCGTGTCGCGCAGCCAGGCTGCGGCCAACGTTGTCCAGGCATAGCACCAAGTTCTCGATAGTATCGGCAGCCGAGGCTCCGATAAGCGGGTTAACGCGGCAAGCGGCGGTGCGAGTTTCGTTTTGCATTTTTGTTGCTGTTCACACAATGACGAAACAATTATTACCTAGTCATGCCGGGAGCGGTATTAGCCCTAGGGCTAATACCGGGTTGAATGCCACGCACCAGCAGAGCCAGCTCGGTTCGCGTTTCCGCCCCCGTTTTTGCCAGCGCCGAGCGCACGTGTGCCTTTACCGTATGGGGTGTGATATCCAGCATGGCCGCGATCTTGACGTTCTCGAAATACAGCAGCAGCGCGACTTCCAGCTCGCGCTCGGTCAGTAGCTCTGCAATCTGGATCGCACGCTTGGCACGCCAGACCGCTTCCTGCAGCAGTGATCTGGCTTGCTGACCCGCCAGCAAGTCGACAGATGAGAGGTCACGGCAAACGCCGTGCGCTTTGACAAAGGCTTGAGATAAAACGATCTGCATATCCTCCGCCATCACCTGGCCGAGGAGGTCGGCTAGGTGGTCTGCGGTGAGGTATCGCATGCAGTAAATCCGGGGGTTTTCCTTAAACTAGCCGGTTAATGTTGTGCCGGCTAGTCGCACAGCAAGAGGCAGGCGCGAAATCCGCACGCGCGCGGCACACTGGGCACGCATCCTCACTCCGGAGATAAGCATGCCCCAAGACTTTCACCATGGCGTCCGCGTCTTTGAA